CAGCGGCATCTCGTCGACATCGGCCCGGACAAGATCAAGACCGAACTTGATGAGCACCGGGAGGCGTTCCTCGCGCTGCCGGAGGTCCTCACCGTTGCTGCGAAGGCGCATCCGCAAGTGCGCGCGGTCGTAAACCGCTTCGCGCTCCATGCCTCTGCCCTGCGTATGGCTATCGCGGCGGGCTTACTGCCCTGGACCGTTGAGGAAGCCGACATGGGCATCGTCGCCTGCATGGGCCGCTGGGTGGCGCAGCGCGGCAACGTCGATACGGCGGGCGAAGTAATACGGGCCGCACGCGAAGTCGAGCGGAAGCTCGCGGCCGGCCTTGGGGATCGGTTCATCCACATCAACAAGACCGGCAACAAATTGATCCCGGCGACGGAGACTGACGAGGCCAGGGCGAAAACTCCGAAGCACTTCGATGGATTTATCAAATCCGACCACGTTCTGATCCGGCCCGAGGCCTGGCGCAGGTATTGCGACGGAGTCGAGCCCGCTGAGATTGCGCGCCATTTCCTGGACCGCGGCGTGTTGGTCCCAGGCGACAACGGCAGTCTCTCGAAATCACAGCAGGTGATCGGCGGGTCCGGGCGCTTTTACGTGCTGCGGATGGCAGCTCTGACGCTCTGACGCTCTGACATGGGAATCCAGAACCAGGAAAAACCGCCGATCAGATTCCGATGTCAGGGCGTCAGCGTGTCAGACCCTCTTATTAAGCAAGGAGAGAGAATATGGCCAACGATTTAACAAAGCCCGGTCCGACGGCACCGAAGCAAGCCGAGGACGCGGCATCCCGCCTCAAGAGCGATCTAATGAAGGACGCGCTAGGGCGCATGTTTGGTGGAGACGGCGAGAAGACCGTGCCGGGCATCCCGCGCCTCATCCTCGCGCTTGCCAACCACGCGCAGACCTGCTGGGACCGTGCCAAGGTGCTGCAGCGCGCGATGTTCGAGGCGGCAGCCGGCGGCGGCCTGGAGATGAAGTTTGCCTTTTACGGCGCCGACAACGCCGCCGGTGTCCGCCGCTGCCGGATCACGACGCGTTGGATCACCGATCCCGACGACATGGCGGGCGTCATCGATCGGGCCGAGTGCAGCTGTGGCTGCTACGTGAATATCCGCGACGTGCTGGCGCAGGCCGAAAAGGAGGCCGAGGAGCGACCACTCCGCGCGGTGATCATCGTCGGAGATGCGTTCCATGACGATTCGGACGGACTTGACGAAGCGGCGATCTCCGCTAACCGGCTGCGTAGGGCGGGGACGCGGGTATTCCTGATTCAGCTGGGCGATGATCCCATCACCGCGCGCAGGCTCCAGTACTTGGCCGGGGTCTCGGGTGGTACGTATTTCCGGTTCGATCCGAGGACACAGGAGCGGCAATTCTCGGAGATGTGGAAGGCAATGTCGGTCTACGCCACGGGCGGCGAGGAGGCCGTGAAGACGACGGGCGGGCAAGCGGCGACCCCGCTGTTGCAATATCTCAAGCAAGAGCCGATGCCAATCATCGAGGAGCACGCCCGCGTGTGGGTGGGCTCAGACATCAAGGAATGACTGCGCTCGAGCAGATCGCGAGCGGAAGGAAGCCGGCAACCGTCGTGAGGATGCCGAAGCGTAACTGAAACGGACCGGCCGGGCGCTGCTAACACCCGGCCAGTCCTGACCCAAGCTACGAGTAGACCATGGCTGAGGCTGGCGACAAAGGTATCTTGCTCGGGGATTACATCAAGTTTCACGCGCCTGAGCCGTACGTGCGCGGCCAACTCGACCGTGGTGAACTGCCCTACACGTGGACCGACATCGACAACAACGCCCGCGCCAGCGATGACGGCGGTCCGGTGCCGCCGAAAGGCTGGTGGCCGCGACCGGAGTTTACCACGATCGATCGCGAGACGAGTGAAGTGCGGGGGCATCCTCAGTTTCCTCCGCACTTCCCGCCAATGTTCCGCGTCCGCGTTTTTCCCCCGGTCGCGCCAAAGGCCAAGGCCAGGGGACGGCCCAGCATCAAATCCGATCTCGTAGCGGAGATCCTGGCCGACATTGATCAGGAGGAGGACGAGGGGTTGGGGCCCAATCTGCTACCGGCGGAGATCGAGAAGAAGGTGCTGCCTCACTTTCGCAAGCGGTGGGCGGAGCGCAAGCCCGCTGACAAAACCGACCCGCCGGTGTCGCGGAAGGTGATCTTCGCGACCTACCAGAACTACCTCAAGGGCCGGCCCAGCAAATAAACCTCGGCGTACTCGGCGTATAGGATTTTTGCCGAGTTTGCCGACATTCCCAAACGCCGCACTCGGCGTAGCGTCGGTGTCCAGCAATTGTTTGGACGACGCAAACCATGAAGCCCATCATCGCCGCCATTCTCGCCAGATTGGACACGCTCGAAACCGCCGTGCTCGGCCGCCCGCGCCAGCGACTGACGAAAGCCGATCTCGCCAAGCAGGAAGGGACCAGCACGCGCACGGTCGACCGCCGATGGCGGGTCGAGCGCAAGCTGCCGCCGCCCGACGACATCATCAATGGGCGCTTGTACTGGTGGAGTGACAGCATCGAACGCTACCGCAGGCGCACTCCCGATACCGCCGAAGCCAGGGCAGCGCGGAATCCGAAGCTGAAGCTGCACAACAAGCCCGCACTCTCGGAGATCTGAAACGACCACCCGGACGCATCGTCGCGGGTGCCGGGAACGGATTGTACACGCGACAAGGCTGCGGCCCGAGCGGGGTCAGATCCGCCGGGCCGCCAGAAGTGGAGAATAACATGTTTAATATTTCTAGCCCCGCTGCACCCATAGGGCAATCGCCTTGTTCACAGCTCATGCTCCTGGTGGGCTTGGCGGTCCCATTAGCCAGTACTGGGCAAATGAGTGACGATGCGATCGACCGGCTCGTCGCTGAGGTCGGTCCTGATCGCATCCTGTGTGCGCTTGATCGAGTGACATCACCCGAGTTGCCGCTGCAGACGGCGCGCCGCTGATGGGCGCCGTAACGATCGGTTGCAGCATCATGGGTGCACCATGAGAGCGCGTCTTCCTAACCGACGGGCTAGCGCGACGTTCGACTTCGAGTGCGCGGACCTTCGCTACGTATGCTCGTACAGCTGCTACGTCGACGGCAGGATCGGCGAGCTGTTTCTTAGCAACCATAAGAGCAACTCGACCGCTGACACCAATGCGCGCGACGCTGCTATCACGTTCTCGATCGCTGTTCAGCACGGTGCCAACCCCGAAACCATTCGCCTTGCGCTCTGTCGCGATTCCAATGGCAAGGCGAATGGTCCACTAGGCACCGCGCTCGATCTCATTTTCGATAGAGAGCTCAACCAATGAATCTCGCCGATATTCGCACGCTCACTGCACAGGGGGCACCGAGGATTTTGATCCACGGTGCGGAAGGTGTCGGCAAGACGACGATTGCCAGCAAATTCCCCGTGCCGGTCTTCTTGCAGACCGAGGACGGCTGTCCCAGTGGCCTGGAGATCGAGAGCTTCGGTCTGATCGACAAGTTTGAGGATTTGCGCTCCACCATAGGCGTGCTTGCGTCTGAGCCGCACCATTATCAGACCGTCGTGATCGACAGTCTTGACGCGACCGAAGAACTGATTTGGCACGACGCCTGTCGGTCGCAAGGCTGGTCATCGATCGAAAGCCCGGGCTACGGCAGAGGATACGTAATCGTCGATTCCTGGTGGATCGACATTCTGAAAGGCCTCGATTTTCTGCGCCGCTGTATTGGCATGAGCATCGTGCTGGTAGCGCATTCCGCGATCGAGACGATCAACGATCCGCGTGCCGCCAGTTACACGTCATATCAGCTGCGCTTGCACAAGCGCGCACGCGGCCTGGTTCAGGACTGGTGCGACGCGATCGGCTTCCTCGCGCCGGACCTTCATGTGCAGAGCGAGGACGTCGGATTCGGCAAGAAGCGCAATCGCGCCGATGGCGGATCGCAACGCTGGCTGCACTTCGAGGCCCGGCCAAGCTTTGTCGCCAAGAACCGGTACGGGCTGCCGGCGAAAATGCCGGTGCCGATGGATTTTAGTTACCGGGCCCTTGCTCCGTACCTACCACCGCAGCCGTCGGCGGCGATCATCGACGGCAACCCCAAACCGTAACGAGAAGGAGGCTAACCATGCCCACTGAATTTCCAGAAATGTCCGATCCGGAAAAGCAAGAAGGCAACTCGTGGGATCCGCTTCCAGCCGGCGAGTATGTTGCACAGATCGTTCAGGCCAGCGTGCAACAACCAAAATCCGGTGACGGATACTACCTCGCCATTACGTGGAAGATTGCCGAAGGCAAATTCGAGGGACGCCAGGTCTGGCATCGGATCACCTTCGTGCATTCCAACGAGCAGGCACAAACGATCGGCCGCAAGACTCTGAAGGATTTGTGCATCGCCCTTGATGTCAACGAAAAGGTGAAGAACGCTGAAATTTTCCTGTTCGGACTGGCGCGCATCAAGCTCGGAATCGAGAAGGACGAGCAAGGACTCTATGCGGACAGAAACAAGGTGAGCCGCATCCTGCCGCTGGAACCAAAGCCGGCGGAGCCGGCAGAGATGAACGGTGGCTCGCCTTCTGCTGCGGCAACGGGAGTGCCGAAACCGGCAGTAGGTCCCAAGGCCCCCGCCCCGTGGCATGCGCAACGCTGAAAGGACTTGGCCGGCACCTCGCTCAAAGCGCCGGCCACTTACCACGTCAATGTTCGAGCTACGTCCATACCAGCAAGAAGCGCTCGCCGCCCTGGAGAAGTTTTGGTCGCGCGGCGGCGGCAACCCGCTCGTGGTGATGGCGACCGCGACCGGCAAGAGCGTGATCATCGCTCACCTGATCCGCGACCTCTCAAGGCGTTATCCGGCTCTCCGGGTCCTGGTCGTCACCCACACGCTCGAGCTCATCGAACAGGACGTCGAGCACCTGCTCGCATTGTGGCCGGACGCCCCGATCGGAATCAACAGTGCGGGAATCGGCCTACGCGAATGGGATGCGCCGATCATCTTCGCGGGGGTGCAGAGCGTCTGGCGCAACGCCGGACCGCTTGGACCGCGGCACCTGGTACTGATCGACGAGGCCCATCTCGTGCCGCACGATGGCGACGGCATGTATCGCAGCCTGCTATCAGAGCTGCGCGCGTTGGCGCCCGCAGGCGGCATGCGGATCGCCGGATTCTCGGCGACGCCGTTTCGGCTCGACAGCGGCCGGCTTGACGAGGGCGAGGGTAAGATCTTCGACAATGTCGTCTTCGATTACGACGTCGGCCGGGGAATCCGTGAAGGTTGGTTGTCGCCGCTGACGTCGAAGGCGACCAAGATCGAGATCGACGTCAACAACGTCGGCCGACGCGGCGGTGAATTCATTGCCGGCGAGCTGGAGCGTGCCGCTGATGAAAATGCGATAATCGTCGCGGCCTGTGATGAGATTGTTGCGCGCGGTGTTGATCGGCGATCATGGCTGGTGTTTTGCTGCGGCGTCCTGCACGCACATCACGTCTGCAACGCGCTGCGTATGCGCGGCGTCGCCTGCCAGGTGGTGACCGGCGAGACGCCGTTGGCCGAGCGCGAGGACAGCATCGGCATGTTCAAGGCCGGCATGGTCCGGTGCCTGGTCAACGTCAACGTGTTGACGACCGGCTTCGATGCGCCGCGAATCGATCTGCTGGTCATGCTGCGGCCGACGCTGTCGACCGGACTCTACGTGCAAATGGTTGGCCGCGGCACCCGCAAGGCCGACGGCAAGGTCAACTGTCTGATCTTGGACTTCGCCGGCAACTGCCGGAGGCACGGACCGGTGGACCAGGTCGACATCAACGTCGGCAGCAGGAGCGAAGCCGCCGTCGTACCGGCAAGCGTACGTGCCAGGACGTGTCCGGAGTGTGCCGAGGTTAACCCGCTCGACGCCGCGGCCTGCTGTTGCTGTGGGTACGAGTGGCCGAGGCCGAAGCCGGCGGCCAGGCACGCGACGTCCGCCGACGCAGCGCCGATCCTGACCGGCGAACGCGTCTGGCTACCGGTCAGCCACGTCAGCTTTCACTGCCACTACAAGTATGGCGACCTGGACGCGCCGCCGTCGTTTCGGGTCGACTACCTCTGCGGCCTCTCGCCCTATGCTGAATACGTTTCGTTCGAGCGCCAACGCTACCCGCGCACCTGCGCCGAGCGCTGGTGGTACGCGCTGGGGGGATCCGAGCCGGTCCCGGTGACGGTGGACGAGGCGCTGCGGCGTCGGCACGAGCTCGATCCGGTCATCGCGATCGCGGTCGCGCGCAACGGAAGATTCTGGAATGTCACCGATCGCCGCGTCCGGCGCCCGGACGATAGCGTCGTCGAGGTTGACCGGCACCATCGTTGCTGGGTGATCGAGACGCGCGCCGATGCTGCACGAGCTCTCGCCGCCACCCCGATCAACGATGCGATTTTGTTCTGATGAGCAACGCCGTCAGACGATTTGCAACCAAGGAACCGACGGCCTGCGCCGTCTGCCGCCGTCATGCG